TTACGACAGAAATAAATTCTTTTATTACAAACCTTTCGCAATTTATTGATGGAACTTACACTCAAATTATCTGTGATACAACAAACAATACAGATAATAGTTCTACTTTAAATGCTAGCGTAACTGTAAAACCAATTCTTTCCACCACCGCTTATACAGTGACAGTATCAGTATCTAATACCTAATAAATGCCAACAAACAACTCCATATCAAATTTTAAAACTGCATTTGGTGGTGGTACTAGGGCCAATAGATTTGAAGTTGTTGGTGGATTTCCTACCATAACTGGGCAAGGAATTCCTGGAATCTCTGTCCCAACAGATGAAACTAAATTTAAAATTTTTGCTACCAGTTTACCAAAAGCGGAAGTCGGAACAATTCAAGTTCCATATAGAGGCAGACTTTTAAATTTTGCAGGCGATAGATCATACGGAAATTGGGCGGTATCTGTTTATGATGACAATAATACCAACAGTTTATGGAGAGCGTTTAATACTTGGAAAGAATTGTTAGATGGTCACTTGACACACACTGTAGTGAACAACGATTTTGATTACAGCACTTTACAAACTAATTGGACTATTAACCAACTTCCTTTGAATGGAACTCCTACGGGAACACTGCCACTAAGACAAATAATTTTAAAAAATTGCTGGCCAAGTCAAGTTGGAAGTTTAGATTTTGATATGGCAAAAGCAGATCAAACAATTTTTAATGTTGTTTTGACTTTTGATTGGTATGAAATTAAAATAGGCATTTAACTATGACAATACATATCAATAATTTTAAAACAGCTTTTTCGGGTGGTGCAAGACAAAATAGATTTGTTGTTACTGGTAATTTTCCATACGAACAAAGCGGTCCGGGTGCTTCCGTTTCTCCCTTTCACATTAGAGCAACACAAATGCCAGCTCTATCAACATTAAGCCTTGAATACAATTATTTTGGTAGAAAAGGTTATTATCCTGGAGAAAAACAATATTCTGCATGGAGTGTTGCGGTAATAGATGATACACCCGAGCTTTACAATACTTGGAAAAAATTTCATAATTGGCAAAATAAAATTAATGAGCACACAACAAATGTGTCTGAATCCTTTATAAATTATAAAGCTGATGGTTGGACTGTTCAGCAACTAAATTTAAACGGTGAAGCAACTCCATCTTTAAAAACATTTACAATGTATGGAGTGTGGCCAAGAAGTATTATGGATATGCCTTTAAATATGGCCAATCCAAATACTATAAATCAATTTACAGTTGTTTTGATTTATGATTATATTGAATTGTCTGTAGAAAATACTAAAATAACTCGCGATATAACTTGATAAAAAGGTGATAAATAATAATATGGAAATTGAACTATTTGGATTTGAATTCGGAAAAAAGAAAACGCAAGAAAAATCTCAAGAAGAGGTTTTACATAAGTTTTCAGTACCAGAAACTTATGATGGCACTGTAACCGTTGAAGCTGGTGGATTTTTTAGCAGCGCAATAGATTTTACAGGCACTCTTAAAGACGAATCTAGTTCTGTAATACAATACAGAAACATGGCGGTATATCCTGAAATAGACAATGCTGTAGAAGAAATTATAAATGCAGCAATTGTTAAGGGAACAGATGGAAGACCGGTTAAAATTGATTTAAGAGATGTTCCTGTTTCCGATTCTATTAAAACTAAAATTTATAAAGAATTTGATAAATTAACTCATCTTTTGGATTTTCAAAATCGTGGTTATGAAATTTTTAGAAGATGGTATATTGATTCTAAATTATTCTATAACATAGTAATCGATAAAGATAATCCACAAGAAGGTATTAAAGAAATTATCCCAATCGATCCTTTAAAAATTAAAAAAGTCCGTAAAGTAAAAAAAGAACCACAAAAAGGGTTTCAACAGCCAGTAAGCATTATCAAAGAAATTGAAGAATATTATCTATACACAGATTCAGATAAAGATTCTTATTTATTGACTGGTCCCGGTGGACTTCATTTGTCTTTAGACAGCATTGTTTATGTTCCCTCTGGCGTAATTGATATGAACACCAAACGTGTTCTTGGCTATCTACACAAAGCTATTAGACCATTAAACATGTTAAGACAACTAGAAGATGCTCTTCTAGTTTACCGTGTAGCTCGCGCACCCGAAAGAAGAGTATTTTATATTGACGTAGGCCAATTACCAAAACAAAAAGCAGAACAATACATGCGTGATATGATGAGTCGTTTCCGCAATCGTATTGTATACAATCAAAGTACCGGTGAAATTCGTGATGAAAGAAATCATCTTTCTGTTTTAGAAGATTATTGGTTACCGCGCCGAGAAGGTTCTCAGGGCACACAAATTATCACTCTTCCCGGCGGGAATGCAATGTCCCAGATTGAAGACGTTGATTACTTTAAAAAGAAACTTTATAATTCTCTTAACGTTCCACTAAGTCGTTTGGTTGCTGACCAAACTGGATTTAATATGGGCCGATCTGTAGAAATTACAAGAGAAGAAGTAAAATTTTATAAGTTTGTAGATAGGCTTAGAGCGCATTTTTCTAAACTTTTTTATGATTTCTTAAGAGTTCAGCTGCTTCTTCGTGGTGTTATTACAGAAGAAGATTGGAATGTTCTCAAACAAGAAATTAAATTTGTATATAATACTGATAATTATTTCTGGGATCTAAAAGAAGCAGAGATACTTGCAGAACGCATAAAAATGCTTTCTATAGTAGAACCATATGTTGGTAAATATTATTCTTCAGAGTTTATCCGTAGAAAGATATTGAAGCAAACCGATGAAGAAATTCAATTAATTGACCAACAAATGAAAGTTGATTTAGAAAAAATGAGACAAGAACAAATGCAACAAGTAATGGCTCAACAAATGCAAGCAGAAACAGGGCAACAGCAATGATGGATTTATCAACTAAAATACTGAAAAATGGAATTAAAAATCTTTTAGAAGATGAAGACGTAGCATTTAAAAAATCATTGTCTGATTGTTTGTCATTCAAGCTAAACGAAGCAATAAATGAAGTTAAACTAAATCTAAAAGAAAAATTGTTTGTAAATGAAGAAGTTACAAAAGAATCTGAAGAGTTAAAATACTTTATTGAATTTGTAACAAAGTATGATCCAAAAATTAATAATAAAATAAAATTAAAAAATCAATCTTATGTTTCTTTAACAGAATCTGAATTTAATGATTTAGTAAGTTTATTTGATGGATTATCACCTTCAAATAGACAAATAATGTTAGAAAATATTTTAAATACACCACATCAATTAAAATCAAATATTATTTTTTATAAAAATTATAAAAAATAAGCACACCCTTTTACAATAATAAATAATAATGACCATGGAAAATAACATTTCAAATTTAATTAAAAACGTCTTAGAAGAAAATGCTCTTAAATTTAAGGAAGACACTTCTAAAATTTTATATTCAAAAGTTTCAGATAGATTAAAACAAGAGTATGTGACTGTTTCTAAAAATTTGTTTAGTTCAATAAATGAAGCTATTGCAAATAGACCTTCTGGAGCTTCTAGATCTGGTCTTCGTCCAGTAGGTTCTGCAACGGGCACCCCAAGATTAAGGCCAGCACCAACAAGAAATCCAAATCAACATGGTGGTGGTTTTATGGGTCAAGGATTCCATGGTGGTGGACTTTTACCTGGAGCAAATGTTGATTTTGCTGGCATGGCAAATGATACACCCATTGCATTACCGGTTAGAGCAGCAACCAATAGACCAAGAAGTGCATATAGCACAGCAGAAGATACGTCAACGATTCCGCCTCCTCCACCCCCACCCCCACCACCACCTTGGTTTCAAAATGCTGTTTTAAATTCTCCAAGAGGCGCTTATTCTTCAGAAGAAGAAGAGGGATATCCAGATTATCCACCACCGCTTCCAAATCCAAACAGAACAATGAATCCTTTTATGCAAGGACCAATACAACAACATAGCGGTGGAATAACACCACAATACTATGTCGGGGGACAGATGTAATGAAACTAATTACAGAACTAACAGAAGACATCAAATATATTAAAGAAAATGTAGGAAACGGCGATAAAAATTATTTTATCGAAGGCGTTTTTATGCAATCGGATGTTAAAAATAGAAATGGTCGTATGTATCCTCGTAATACTCTTTTAAAAGAGTGCAAACGATATATTAGCGAATACGTACAAAAGGGCCGCGCTTTAGGCGAACTAAACCATCCGACCGGACCAACTGTTAATCTTGATAGAGTTTCACATATCGTCAAAGAACTTTATGAAGATGGTAGAAATGTTTATGGTAAAGCCAAAGTTCTTGATACACCAATGGGAAAGATTGTAAAAAACCTCATTGATGAAGGTGCTCAACTCGGTGTTTCAACCCGTGGTATGGG